TCTACTATTACCACATAATCGTGAAGCGTACTGCATAATTATATGATGAGTAAGGGCCAGCATTGCTCAACTAGACAAAGCTCCCATAGGTTGACCTACAGCGTATTTTACACTTCCAGTTGGAATACCATAATGATTTAAGGGGACTTGGTAGTCTCTCTCAATCAAAATAGTTTTCCAAAATTGGGCAATTTCTACAGAGAAAAGGCCTGAAAGGATAGATACTTGTAAATCAATAGGTAGTCGATCTGTTGCACTGGATAAATCATATCCATATGTAACTCCAAACTTAGATGCTTTCAACTGGGCACGCTTAAAAGACGCGTCCTGGTCAAAGGTACCATCATTAGGGAACGACTTTAGAACCTTAAACAATGATTGATGAAGTGGATCCAATAAAGATTGGGTTCATCCATCAACCAATGCAAAAACTCTAAGTTTACCTGCAGCTTCTTTCTTAAAAGAAAGCTGACCTATGGTTACTGAAGACTTGTCAGTACTCCAGAAATTATTGTTCAAACCTTTAACAGGTAACTCAACACTTACTCCTGTTTTACGGAAGTAAGCTGAGATACTCATTAAAAAAGACTGAATTTGACCGCTACCAGTCGAACTTAAATAACCCATCATGGCATCTCATACTAAAACATTATTATGTAATAGCACAATATCCGTTAACATTCCCTTTCAACTCATAGAGTTAGAAGGAGATGCTGTTTCAAGGAATTTAAATTTACTTACTTTCAAATCTTGAATTGTCATTGTTTTGCCTAGAGTTGCCTTAGCATAATTGCTAAACCACTTCGAAGCCACTTTGATAAACTCAGGTTCTCCAGTAAATAAATCCGTAATTGTGTTTAACTTTGGATTGACATCACTGGATATAATCCGGTAGATACCAAACAAGGTTAGATACAATTGTAACACCTTTGTAGATCCAGAAAGAATTGCTCTTCTATCTCTAGTTCCGATGATACGTGGTAAACCACTACGTGTTAAACGAGGTAAAGCTAAATCAGGTTCAATCTCTCTCAATGATGAGAAAGGTTGCCCAGCAATTTTCTTTTGTATTGCAAGTTGAGACGCTTTAAGATACTTTACTACATAAAGGGAACCATGTCTTTTATTCAAAGATAAAAGATATTTCCCAAAGTTGTAATATAACTTAGACCGAGCTTGGGTTTTAACAGTTGTCCGCATACTCAAGGAAACAAGTTTCCATGAGTAGCGAGCAAGTGCATTAAGAAATTCTCGCGAATTTCCTAGTGAAATCATACCCTCCTTCTCAAAGCTATCCTTAACTAACTTAAAGTCCTTGAACGTTAGATTATTGTGTAATTTAATGTTCATAAGATTTTATATTAATTTTGGAACCAAATATGGACCATCTTATTCTGTAAGAGGGAGTAATCGCATTAGACATTTTCAAGTTCTAATGTTCTTTACGGGAGGAATAATCTATCTCAAGATTAATCCCATCACCCCTGAATGTCCTTATTATTTCTAATAATGCATACAGTTGGATTCCATAATTGAGTAGCTCTGATGAGAGATTACTGCGCTGTTCTATTAAATAGGACGCCAGACTCTAATCACCAGCTCGTTAAGTTACCAAGTAATTGGTAGCTACTTAACTTTCAATTTTCTCACCTAACGCCATTAGCATTTGTTTAAAACAATATAAACTGATACATGCAAGCTCATAAAATGGGCTGCTCGTCAGAATGACCAGGGAAACCTGCTCATCGTCAGAAATGACTAAAGGGTTGAAGG